CGGCCATGCTCTTTATGAGTTTTGGCCCTCTTGTTGCGTTCGCCCAAAACCCCGGCGCCGCCGGCGTTACCGACCCGGTAGCTATCGAGGCGTCGAAAGAGCAAGCCGAAAAGGCCCTCGTTGAAGCGGACAAAAAAGTCGAAGAGGCGAAAGACGCCGTTCAAAGCGTTTCGACCGGCGAAGTAGCTGCCGGCGATTTTTTGGACCAAGTTCTTGTTGCCATCAAACAATTCGGGGGGCTTCCGACGGTCGGAAAAATCGCCCTTATCATCACGTTACTTCTTTCGAGCATGAAAGTGAGTTTCTTGAACGAATTGCTTTGGTCAAAACTCGGCGCCGCAAAGGTTTGGGCCGCGCCTCTTCTCGGGCTCATCGCAGGTCTTCTCGACCTTGCCGGCACGGGCAGCGTAACGGTTGCAACCGTGTTCGCCTACATAAGCGCCGGCGCGGGCGCCATCATTTTGCATGAGCTACTTGATAGCTTGAAAGCCCTTCCTAAACTTGGTGAGTTTTGGGTCAAGGTTATCGACGTGATTCAAAAGGCACTTAAAGGCCCTGCGACTAAGTAAACATCGCGGCGGTTCGCTCACGGCATGGCGATTGGGCGCCCAATCGTGTGAGCGACCGCCGCTCCTATTTTGAGGTAAAGACTATGAGTGACGGAACTATTGACCTAACGGAAGTTGTCGAGAAAATGAAATCGACTTTTGTCGTTGCCGGCAAAAGCTATCTCGTCAATGCGGCCCTTGCCATTCCGGGCGTCGGCCCTGTCGCTGCGTGGTTCATCAAAGTTTTATTCGGACCCGCGATTGAATGGGTTCTTGAGAAACTAACCAACTGGACGGCGATGCAAGCTTTTTTCCTAAACACGGCCATCCGTAAAGGGGCGCAAGCTTCCGACTACGTTCTTGCCGTCGCGGCGAAAGAGGCGCTTCCGCCGACCGCAACCGATGACGAATATGAAAGGGCCGAACAAAATGAAATTCTTGCTTTTGACCGCTTTGTCTCTATCGCTAATTAGCTGCGCGACGAAACCGCCCGACGTGTTCGTCTTCAAACACTTAAGCCAAAGAATCGCGACCGACCCGTCAACGGGTCATTTACTTTTGAAGCCTAGTCCGACGTGCATGAAAGAAATCAAAGAGGTTGAGTGCGGTCGTGGCCGCTCAATCGTGTCGGGGCAAATCGTCTTCGTAGGCGAAGACAAAAAGACGTGGTTCAACAAAAAACCGTGGTCGCAGCTTCGCCGCGAGTCTATTCTCGTGCCCGCCGAAGAGTCCTACGCGCCGATTGCGACCTATCTCATCAATTCGTGCAAACAGGCCAATTGCTCCGATGAGCTAACGAAGTTCAAAGTCAAGGTCGATTCAGTAGTGGACACCGACGAGTAGCGTCAAAGACGACGCTCTAAACGGCGATTTGGGACGTTTTAGGCCGGGGGCGCCCCAAGACCCCTCGGACCTCACCAAAAACGGGACTGCGGGGCGCCTGATTCGTTTCTATAGCCCCGAAAGTGCTGCCTCGAACTCGGCAACGGCCTTTTGGCTCAACCATTTGTTTATTTCTTTCCGCTTAACCGGCCCGTGATGGCCCGTCGTGACCCGCAAAAGCCTCGCCGTGTGTTCGATGCAATACGCATGGTCGGTCTTCGTGAGGGCGCGGAAAGTGTCGCAAGTCTTGCTTCCGGGCGCCCACGCGACGCCGGCGTGTTTCGCAAAAAGAACCTTGAGGTCGAGAGTCGTGATTGAGTTGCCGGAACATTGGAACAGGCCGGCCTCTTCGGTGCATGGGGTGTTTGAAGTCGGGTTCGCCTTATCGACGCCCTCTTTCCAGTTCCAAGAGCTTTCAAAGCCCCCGAGAACTCGCAGCACTTCGAGCATGGCCGCCTTCCGATGAGCGAGCCCGCGCCACGGACCGAGTTCGGGCTTCACGAACGAATAGATGTCGATTTTGTCGTTTACTTCGAAAATTTCGTCGGGGGCGGTCTTGGCCCATGCAACGAGTTCGTCCAAAAACGCTTGAGGCGGAACGCCCCGGTTGTGAACCTTGGTTCGGGCATGAACGAATTGCATTATTGTTTCTCCTCGGGAACCGCTTCCCTTTTGGTGATTGATTCTTTCAGAATCTCAACTTCGCTCTTCAAGGTTTTTACTTCTTTGCATAAGTCGCGAATGATGAAACCCAAGACGATGAGCATTTGCGGGGGCACGTCGGGGCCTGCCTTGAGCTTATGATCCTCGACAAGTCGGTCTGCGGCTTCCCTTGAGCCGACAATTTCTTCTAGCGTGATAATCATAAAGTCCTCTCTACCGCGTAGGCGGTTTGAATTCGTCGAATCTTGCCGCCGGCGGCAAGAAACCGTTTTAGTTCTCGTTCAATAAATGCTCGCAATCTTTGTTTATGCTCGCGCTTCTCTATGTGGTCGTAGTAGCTACGACGTTTTGTTCTCTTTACCAAAACGCCCCCTCGTTTTTCTGAATTGTATTTTGTAAAGACCGCCGCAGCTTGCGCAGACAATCTCAAAGGCGTAGTCAACGTAGCCGATGCGGTCGAGTTCGATTTGATAAGATAAAGGCCGCCAATCTTTATCAGACCCGCAAACAAAGCACGTCTTTACGACCTGCGTGTTCGCTTCAATTTGTTCGGGAATAGTTGGCAAGTTCTCATTCATCATTTACGGTAACGAGGCCCTTTCCAACCTTTTGCGTCGAGCGGAAGCCCTGCGCCCCACGCCGGCGGCTCGCAAAGAATACCGACGAACTCTTCAATCGAACCTTTGCCAATTTCTTTTTCGCAAATGCCTTCGTCGTGAACCATGAGCAAAGCTTGGTAGCCCTTTTTCTCAAGGCGCACCATTGCCGGCATCATCAAATCGCGGGCCGTAGCTTGAACGATGTTCTCCGTGAGAGTTCCGCCCCAAGTGATTTCTTGGTTCCATTTCTTCGTTTTCGAATTGACCGCCCAAAAGTGAATGGTCTTTTGCGGGCGGCCTTTGCGAGTCTCGACGCGCTCTTCGAGCGATTCAAGTTCAATGCCCTTGGTTTCGCAGTAGTCCTCGGCGTCCTCTTGCGAAATCCAAGCATTGCCGACTTTGTATTCGAAGACCTCAAACTCGCGCACGCGCCAACCGATTGAAGGGTTGCGATAGGCAAGCCGGCGGCCCGAAGGCAGTTCAATCCAAAGGAAACTATCTTTGACAAAGAATTTGCATTGGCCGGTCTTAAAGACCGCGCCGGGCTCTTCGATGGCGGCAACTGCCGCGAGTTCGTAGTTCTCCCAAATTTCAGGCACGGCAGAATTCGCCTCGCGGTAACTCTTCACGGCGCTACGCGACTGTTTATTGGTGAGCTTGAGGCGGTATTGTTCCCATGCCGTCGCTTTGAATTTCATCCAACCCATGCCAAAACCGCAACCGAGAATTTGGGCTTTACCGAGTTGGCGGGCGTCCATAGCCCACGCCTCTTCGGCATTGACCGCCTCTTCGATTTCTTCGTAGGTCTTGCCGAGGTTCGCTGCCGCTTGATAGATATAAGGGTCTTTACCGCTTCGGAGAACTTCAAGCCCTGCCTCGTTGCCGGATAACCAAAAGACGACGGCAACTTCGATTTTCGAAAAGTCGGCAACGAATAGTTCTTTGCCTTCGCCCGGAACAATCATGTTCCGCAAAATTGAAGAGAAGAGCATCGCAAGACTCTCACCATAGAGAAGTTGCAACATTTCGTGGTCGCACTCAACCACGTCTTCGACTGCGGCGTAGGGGCGGTCTTTTTCAATCTTGATGACGCCTCTAGGGAAGTTATGCGGTTGAATGCCCGTGCCCGTGTCTCGGCCCGTGCTCGCTCCGTGATACATGAGAATGTCGCGCACGCGCCAATCGTCGTTTGCGCGGGCGAGAAACCCTTGATATTTTTTCGTGCTCGTTTTCGAAAGGGCTTGTCTGATTTCGAGAAGACGTTTCATGTCGTCCGAAATGTCTGCGCCTTGAAGGGCATCGCCAACGGTCTTTGCCCGCAGGTCAGGAAGCTCAATGCCTTCGAGTGCTAAGAACTCCAAGATTGATTTGCGGGCGCCCGGCTTCGTTACGAGCCCCATCGTGAGGTTGTCGAGTTCTTTGAGTTTCTTTTTCGATTCCGTTTGCATGATGTTGACGATTTTCTCAACCGTCGGAATGTCTATGCGTAGGCCCCGCCAATTGAGCTTTTGATTCAAAAACCAAATCTCTTGTTCAAGAGGGTTCAAGTCGGGTAAAGACTCGTCGAGTTGCTCTTCGGCAAGAACGTCAATTTTGCAATAACGGTAAAGAACGTCGAAGACTTCCGGGTCCGTGTCGGGTTCCCGAAACATGGGCGGCTCTTCCCAAGACTCCGCCTTGCCTTTGTCGAATCTCTTTTTCCAATTGTTCCATGCCGCCGTCGGCTTGCAAGTCGCCATGACCGCCGCATGGCCTCGCTTGTCTTTTTGAATTCGCAGGTCCATAGCGGCGCCGGCGCCCTCAAGGTTACGAGGCAAAGCGCACGCGGCGGCCTTAGCCGCTGAACAACGGAAACTTCTGAAAGGAATGTCGGGCCAACCAAGACGCTTCACGAGCACGTTTTTGTAAATACAGGTTTCAAAAAACGCATTGTGAGCGGAGAACTCTGCGCCCTCTTCTATGTAGCTCGACCAAATGTTGCGAAGCTTTTCGGGCAGCGCGGACCACGGTCGCCCTACAACTTCGAAGGGCAGAAAATAAATGGTGGGTTCGCCCACGACTTTGAAGGCGAGGCAGGTAGGACGGGTCGAAGGGTCGAGACTGTATTTGTAGGCGCCCGCCGTTTTGAGATTTACAGCGGAGCGCGTTTCAAAGTCCATTTTTACCCGTTTACGACCCATAAGACGTTGACCCTAGTTCTTTTCAAAAGGAGACATTTTCAACTCAAGTTCGCCTTTAGCAAAAGCCTCGCGCAGTTCTTGAACGTCTTTTTCGATTTCGTTGAATTGAATGCGAAGCCATTCGGTCGCAGTGATTCCGTTGCGGCGTTCGGCGTTGAACGCGAGATTTGCGAGCATGTGGCAACCGACGACGTTTGCAATCGTGAGTTGGTTCTTTAGCTGCGACTCGTCCGCTGCCGTGCTGATAGCTTCGCTCAATAAGCGCGTCGCCATGTCTTTACCGATGCCGACCAAGACATCAAGAATTTCTTGTTGCGTAGGGGCGCGGTTATTCGTTTGATTCGGATTTTGATTCATTTGTTGGTTCTCCTTTTTCTTTAGTCATAAAACCCATTGCTTGCGTTTCGATGATGGCGCCCTTCAACTCGCGGTAGGCAACTTGAACGGGCAGTAAAGCCTCGGCAAGTCTTCTGATTCCGTGCAAGTTCGCTTGGGCTTTGCGGTAAAGTGTCGGGTCAAGCATCGGCGCTAGAGCCTCTGCCTTGCTTATGCTGCGCAAGAACTCGTTGATGTCCAACTCTTCGACGAGCCGGCCCGCAGTGATGAGCTTCGTTTGCGTGTCGATATATTCTTGGCCCTTCATTTCGACCTCACCATGTCGTTCGGACGAACAGGGGCGCGGCCTTTTGAAAGGGCCTCGACCATTTCAATGTGGCGGTCCAAATACCAACGGGCCTTTTTCAAGTCTTCGATTTCTTTTGAAGGGTCTTTATGGCCGGCGCGGCTTATATATTTGACGGCGTTCCCTAAGTGATAACCGAGTTTTTGGTCCTCAATGAACTCAATCACTTCGATGCGGCCTTTGTTGTAGTGGGCCGGATGATTCACGAGGTCTTTTGGAAAAGTGTCTTCTAATTTTTTGGCGAGTATTCCGGTCGAAGGGTTGAAGTAGCCCTCGTCTCCTTTTTTGAAATCGTCGTGCGAAAGGCCGACCGGCGGCTCTTCGAGCAAGACCTTTGCCGTTTTCAAATCAATAACGAACCAAGAGCCTTCTTTCATGTCGGCGGGGGCTTGAGCGCGGTAAAAATCAGGATTGGACATTGGCGCCCTCTTTCAGTTGAGCAAGCTCCGCTTCAAGTTCGTTCACTCGTCCGCTTTGCTTCAAGAGATTCTTTCGAAGCTCGTTATTGGTTTTAAGTAAAGACACAATGTCGGCGGGGGCGTGAGTCGCAAAGGCGTAGCCGTTTGACCCGTTCGATGTCCGCTTCAAATAGCGTTTCAGAATTTCAATCTCGCCGAGAGTTAGATGAGTGAGATTGAGCGAACCGTTTTCCACAGGTTCCACAGACTTTTCCACAATGAAACTCCTTTCAAAAATTGGCTGGATTGGCAGGACTCGAACCTGCGACTTTGCCGTTAACAGCGGCACGTTCTACCAACTGAACTACAATCCAACATAGATTTCTCAAGTCATGGCCCCGCGTTTGGCAGGACACGTTATCTAGCGATTTATTCCCGCCGGGGCCATGACTTCAAAAATCCGGGGCGCAAGAGGATTTCTAGCCCCCTGACCCCGGCAAACGAACAAATGCGCTACCGTCGATTGCTCGTTTCTGCGGGCTCGTTTTGAGGGCCGCAGTGCCCTCGTACACCGTAACGAGCTAAGGTCGGTTTGCTTTTTCGTTGCCGTTCCGATTCGTTCACGCGAGCTTTACGCCCTCGGGGCGACGAACCCGGCGCGGTAGCGGCGGGTTCGATTCTTTACTAAGTGAAGTCCTCTTCGTCGATGTCAACTCCGTCGTCATCGCCGAAACCGCCGCCCCCGCCCGTGATAGGTTGGAACACTTGCTCGACAGGTTTCTTGCCGCCGAACGATTTTCCGTCACGAGTTTTTTGAACGTGGTCGAGAATGAAGTGAACGCCGTATTTACCGCCGAACTCCCAAACGCGAGCGAAGACATAAGCGCGGGCATAGCAACCCGGATAGAACTTCGATTGGTCAAGAATCGGTTCGACGTTTTGGTCAACGAGTCCGGGCTTTTGGTCTTCGCTCGAAATCGCTTTAATTGCCCAATGACCTTTGTAGCCTTCGCGGTCCACGAACTTCGGGTTGTCTCCGTCCGTCACGGGGCTTTCAATATTGTCGGGCCATTGGTCTTTGTTCGGACCAAACTGCGCAACCTTCGCCGCACGAATCGCCGCTTGAAGTGACTTCAAGTCGCCATTCTTTGGAAAGAGCATGGTGACGGAATACTTCGGCGCCGCGCCTTTGAAGCCCGAAGGCTTGAACATGTGAGGGTAGCTCACGCGGAACTCGGGCGTGAGAATTCGTTGTTGGTCTTGAACATTTGCTTTTGACATTTGCATTTTCCTTTTCTGTTTGTTTCGGTCTTTACCGTTTTTGTTGTTTGTTAGAAGTAGCCGTTTTCGTCGTCTTCGTCAAATTCTGATTCGTCGTCTTCTGACGATGCGTCGGAATCATCAAAGTCGAACTCCATTTGCTCGCCGCCGGCGTCGTCGCTTTCGTCGTCTTCGTCGAACGAATGAGTCTCAAGCGAACCTTCGCCTTGCTCTTCGACGGCCTCGTTCATTTCGATGTCTTGACCCATTTGGGCAAGCATTTCAGTGTCGGCCTTTTTCTTCTTTGCGGGCTTTTTCTTTACCGCTTTTTTCTTAGAAGAAGTCTTCTTCGATGAGCTTGACGCCTTTTTCTTTGATTTTGACTTTACCTTTGGAGAAGTCTTTTTCGAAGCTTTCTTCGAAACTTTCTTCGCCGCTTTTTTCTTGACGGTCTTTACCGCCTTTTTCTTTGAACCCATTTCTCCCCTTTCCGAAATCAACCTCGCGCCCCGGTAGTGGGGCGCTCATAAAAATAGACTTCGCTTGTTCAAATCGTTTTTCGTTTTTCATCGGGCACTTGCTTTTGGCTTTGCACCAATGACACCATGAACCTTCGTTGTAGAGGGTCGGGTTGTTCTCGACTCTCTCAACTGCCTCTCGGAACTTGGCGACATAAGCTTTCAATTCTAAGATGTCGATGTCCCAAAAGATGGGGCCGTCAAAGCCCCGAATGCGTGGTTGAATAATCCAAAGCCGCACGTTCTTGAAGTTCCAACCGTAAAGATGGGCGAGCCCGATTCCGTAAAAAATCATTTGCAGATTCTTTACCGGCGAAACGGCGTGCCCCGCCCCGTACTTGTAGTCAAAGACGTGAAGTGTTCCGAAGTGATCTAAGACCGCGCCGTCGAACGTGCCGAACATTGCTTCGTGAATGAACGACAGATAAACACGGGTCTCGACGAGCACTTCGGAACCGGGCGTCTTCGCGAACAGGCCAAGGATAAAGTTCGCCGCCCGCGTCCCGTGATGAACCATTTCAAGCGGAATGCGTTTAGGAAACTTCGCGTGACCGATTCGCGTGACGCCGTTGTTGATTGCAACCGTCATCAACTCTTCAAGAACCTCGTGAGCAAGCGTGCCCTCTTTGGACCATTCAGTTTCTTTGTCCGGGACGCCTTCGGAAAGTTCGACAGAGCCGGGGCAGTTGAACCAACGCTCCGAACCGCTTGCCGAAAATTTCGAATGCGCACGCTCGCTATGAGAACTCATCCGTCTTTTCTCGACTCTTGAAGTTCCGCACTTCCGTTGCGCTTGATTTGGGCGTCACGGATGGCTTTACCCGTCCACATGTAGCACTCTTCAAGTTTGGTGAGGGCAAGCGATTTCGCCCGCCCTTCCGGAAGCGAAAGCTCAATGCACGACTCCAAAAGTTTCGCGTAGTGTTTGATGGCGTCTTGAGTCGTCATCGCCGCTTCGTCGTAACGAATGTAGTCGAATCGCGTTGAGGTATTTGTCGGGCGGCGAGCTTCGTCGCCCGCCGTTACTTGTTCGCCCGACATTTAGACCGCCATCGCTTTGATAACATCGGCGTATTGTTTTTGGTCGAGTTCAGTGACGCTAGTCACGCCGAATTGTTTCTTCAAGATTGCGAGCACGGCTTTGCGGTCGGAAGCTTTCGCCTTCGCTTTGCAAGCGTCGTTCACGTCGTTGACCGTGATTTTCTTTGCCTTCGCTTTTGTTTTCGGAGCTTCGGCCATGAAGTCGTCATCGTCGCCGGCGTCGTCGGCTTCGCTAGACGTTTGCGCCTCTTCGGCAGAATCGTCCTCGTCTTCAAAACTTGCCGCTGCCGCAGCTTTTTTGCCGCTAGTCTTCTTTGCGGGGGCCGCTGCGAAGTCCTCGTCGCCGGCGTCGTCGGCTTCCGGTGCGGGGGCCGCTTGGGCTTTTGCCTTTGTCGCCGTCTTTACCTCGCCGGGCGTGCTTGTGTTTGCGACGCTACTTGCGGCCTTCGGTTCCATTCCGTCGATGAGATTTGCTCTCCAACGAAGAGCCGCAGCGATTTCGGTATTTGTCGCGCCGTCTTTTACCGTGATTGTGATTTGCATGTCTTTACTCCTTTGCCGTTTCTTCGGCGGTTGCCCCTTTCGGGTTTTTGTTAAAACAAGTTTGAATTCGTGTCCGAGTACGCTCGTCGTTTTGCCATAGACTTTCGATTCCGTCTATACTCTTTCAACGCTTGAACGAACATGTGATGAGTGATTTGCGTGACCCAATGTCTGCCGACCGCATCGTGCATGAGAAGACAATAACTAGGCCCGTTGTCTTCGGCCCCGTGGGGCAAGATGAAAAGCTTTGTTGGCAGTAGTTGACCGCCAAGAGTTGAAGCATCGAGAACAACCGATTCGTTCGGCGCAAGTGTTTGAACGGTAAAGTTTCTTATCATAGCTCAAGTTTCCATTTTGTCGTGACCGTCATGCCCGAGTCCGCCGGGTCCTTTGACTGCGCAACCACGTCTTCGCCTTTCATAAAGTCGGCCTTCATGTCTTTGAGTTGTTCGGGCGGGAACAGTTTGTTCGCCCAAGACATGTTGAACGTGTGGTCGGCCCATTTCTTTACCTGCGCCATCGGAATGTTGTCATAAACTGTTATCACTGTTATTTTCATTTGGTCTTTACCTCTTAACTTAGATTTGGAATGTCGTCGAGCAGTGCTTCGCCAAAATGAATTCTCGTTGACTCTTCGTAGGTCATGCCGGTTTCGAGAATGTGAACTATTTCTCCAAATGAGCGGCCTCGCATCCGGCTAGGCTTGTTCGCCTCTTTGATTGCTTCGACCGTCTCTTCATGCCCGCAACATTTCACGCGACCGTTCACGGCCATGCGTTTAGTCCGACAAGTTCGACAAAGAAAAAATTCGGGATAGCCGCTCATCCGATAACCCTCTTTATATTTTTCGCTTTAGTAAAGACCGAATTGAGCACGGGTTCGTCAAGTGAATTCGGCGCGACAATGTAGTCGCACGGAACAACCGCTTTATCCGAACCCTTGCGCGAAGCCCTCTTCTCGCATTGCTTGTTGAGTTCGTCGGTCCAACTGAACTCACCAAAGACAACGCGGTCGGCGCGTTGTAGGTTGTGGCCCCTTCCGCCTGCCCCGATGTTCAAAATCAAAAGCTTGCGCTTGCCGCTTTGAAAGCCCGAGAAATAGAACTCGCGCTCCGCCGCAGTTGTCCCGCCCATGATGACGCCGGGTCTATACTCGTGAAGGGCTTTGCGGAGACGCAGACACACTTCTCTATGCCACGCAAAAAGAAGTACGGACTCGCCGCTCTTTACCCGGTCTCGAACGTACTCCGCAACCCACGGCACTTTGTTGAGCCCTAGTTCACGGCGGAATCTTGCAAGGTCGCCTTCACTCATGTCGTCGTCGATGTCTGAAAAGTTGATGGCCTTTAAGTGTTTATGTTCCCAAGTCTTCTGTTCGATTGACCGCACGTCTTCGTTCATGAAGAGCATCTTGCGCCGGCGTTCCGGATGCGAAAGCATTTCTTCGGTCACGACGTGCATGAACTTTTCTTGAAGCTTCGCTTTCAGCGCCTCTTGTTGTGAGGCCCCTCGAAACTCCCATCGACCGAAATCGTTCATGCGAGCCCCGCAGTAGTGAAAGCCGAAATCCGTTTGGTCCATGAAATCAATCGTCTCGGGGGCCGTGGCAAAGACCGGCGCCCAAAGTTCCATTGGTCTGTTCGGCATGGGTGAGCCGTCGAGTAGAACGAAGTGCCGGGCGTTGGCGACAAGCCCCGAGGACGAAATTTCAGTTTTGTTTTTCTTGGTTCCGATTTTGTATTTACCGCCGAAGAGCGCAAGAGTTCTCTGCGCCGTGGCCTCTTTGAAGCGACTTGCTTCGTCAACTGCGATGAGCTTGAATTTTCGTTTGGAGAGTTCTTTAAGGACCCAAGGCTTCGGAAGCATGGAGTCCGGACAAATGATAAAGTCCGCAGTCCAGTCCATGTTCTCTTGGTCATCCGATGCCGGCACGAGCCCAATCGACGGCCACATGTCGCGCCATTCGGTCCATTTCAAAATCTCGCGGGACCAATTGGCCGTGAGTGTGGGCGGAACTATAAAGAGGGTTTGGCCGCGCTCGCCTATAAGTATAGACGCCGTGATTGATTCACATGTTTTGCCGGCGCCGGGGGCGTGGGCCAAATAAGAGCGCGAGCGGGTCAAGACCCAATTCACGCCCTCAACTTGGTGAGGGTCAAGAAAACTCGGCAGCGGCGAAAGAGGGGCTTCATAGAAATCGACGAATGCCCGTTTTAGTATCTTTTCCGCAGCTTCGTCGGCTACACGCCTGAACTTTGCCGCTGCCTGAAAACTATCGGTTTTGAAGTAGGTTCCATGATAGGCCCACGCGCTTGAGACCGCAAGTTTCTCGGCAATCTTTTGAGTTGGAAACTGCAATTGAAATGAGTTGTCTATAAACGTGAGTGTCATCGGCCCCCTGCCCCATGCCCAATCTTTACCGCTTTTTCGGTCGCTTCGCGTCTTTACCGGCTAAATTGAATTTTCGTAGACACACTAAAAACTTTAGTCCATGATTTGTCAACGCTAAACAATTTAGCGACCGCGTAAAGAAGCCGGGACCGCCCGGCTTTTGCACGTCTTTTCATCTAGTTAATCAAGGGGGCGCATGGAAAAGAAAATCAGCTTAAAGGCTTGGATTGATAAAGTTGGGGCGACCAAAATCGCCGAAGCTTTAAGCGTCGAAGTCTCAACGGTTCGGCATTGGCGAAGCGGCCATTGTCTGCCGCAAACAAAACAAATGCGAGCAATTCGTAAACTCTCAAACGGCCAAGTCACTTATGAAAACATGATTGACCCGCACTTTGAAGCAAAGGGGAAGTGATGGCAAAGGGAGACGCATTCAAAGAGGCGCAACGACTTTACCGTTTGGGCTTCGCTGTTCATTGGCTTCATCCGAAATCGAAACGTCCGGTTGAATCGGGTTGGACGACAGGCCCCCGCAAGGACTGGGACTATCTGAAAGAGACGTTTCACGACAACTTCAACGTAGGGGTTCGTCTCGGGACGGTTTCAAAAATTGGTGAGAGTTATTTGGCCGTCGTCGATGTCGATGTCAAATCAACCGACGAACGCCATCGTAAAGAGGCCGTCGCCGCCGCGAAGGCTTTGCTCAAAGGAGTCAAAGCGCCTTCCGTGAGTTCCGGTCGCGGCAATGGTTCAAGGCACTACTACGTTTTGACGAAAGAGCCCTTTAAGACCTTCAACCCCGCGCAGAGTGACGAAAAAGTCAAAGTCATGATGCCGTCAAAAAAGCCTTCGAAAAAAGAGCTTGAGACTTTGACCGAAGCCGAAATCACGCAAGGTCTTCGCATTGCCAACGCTTGGGAGATTTCTCTTTATAGTGATGGCCGTCAAGTCGTGCTTCCGCCTTCGATTCATCCGGACACGAATAAGCCCTACTCGTGGACCTCACCATTGATTGACGGTTCTAGCTTGCCGTTGGTCGAGTTCGAGTTACCCCGGAACGATGACGAGCATGATTTCATGGAACCCGTTTCAAAGGTAAAGACCGACGCGGGGAAGGTCGCGGGCGAAGTAAAGGTCGAAGACTTTGAGGTCGAGCCGGTTGATTTGGAATGGCTTCCGATTTCGGAAAAGATGCGAAAAGCCATCCGAGACGGCGAAGGCGTTCACGACCGTTCAGCATTTCTTTTGCCGGCAGCGACCGCACTTGTGAGCGCGGGTCTCACGAAAAATGAAATCCTATCAGTGCTCACGGACCCAAAGACGTTCTTAGGGGCGTGCGGGTACGACCACGCAAAGACGACTTCGCGAAAGCGTGCGGCCCTTTGGGTTTGGAAGTACACGGTTAAGCGAGTTATGCAAGAGCGCGATGCCGTGGCTTTGTTTCGTGAAGCTCCGCCGGTTGAAGCGGTAAAGACGCTAGAAGAGCCCGAGGCCAAAGCGCAAGCCGATGAAATCGAAGAGGAGTCCGATTGGCGACAATATTTAGATGCGACCAAATGGGGCGAGTATAAACCGACGCTTCATAACTGCCGCACGATTTTGACCCACGTTTGCGGCACGCCCGCATTTGTTGGTCGAAATGAATTCGCCGCCAACGACTATTATTTGGTAAATACCCCGTGGCGCTCGCGTAAAGGCGAAGCGGTTGTTGACCACGACATCACGCGAATCAAGTTCTATTGCTTAGAGAACTTCGGCGTTGAGTTCGGCGACCACGCTATCAACCAAACGCTCATTGAGATTGCCGACAAGAACCGTTTTCATCCGGTTCGTGATTGGCTTAAGAGTCTCAAATGGGACGGCGTTGAGAGAATTGATTCATGGCTTAAAGACTTTGCGGGGGCGGAAGCGCCTGAACCGTATTTGTCGCATGTGTCTCGTAAACTCCTAGTCGCTATGGTTGCCCGTGTTATGAAACCGGGAACCAAGTTCGACCAAATCGTTATCTTGGAAGGGCTTCAAGGGACGGGTAAATCGACGTTGCTCCGAAAGCTCACGGGCGATGCTTGGTTCTCCGATGCGCCCATGAACATTGGTGATAAAGACGCAGTTCTCACGATGCAATCTAAATGGCTTATTGAGGTCGGCGAGTTGTCGTCAATGAACAAAGCCGAGGTTGAGACGTTCAAGTCGTTCATTTCGCAACAAGTAGACCGCATTCGTGCGCCCTACGGGAAGCGCGTCGAAGAGCATCCAAGGCAATGCGTGATTCTCGGGACGACAAATAACGAAGAGTATTTGCGCGACTTAACCGGGAACCGCCGATTTTGGACGGTAAAGACGACCGGAAAGATTGACCACGGTCATATCGAAAAGGTCCGCGACCAACTCTTTGCGGAAGCGGTCGCCTACTACAATCTTGGAGAACCCTTGTGGCTCGAAGACGAAGCGGCGGAAGCGCAGGCGCAAGTCGAACAAGCCAAGCGTTTGCAGAGTGACGAATGGCTTGGAATGGTCCGCGACATTGTTGGACTTGAAACCTTCCCCATCAACGGATTTGAAATGCGCGAGGTCGCAAAGAAAATGGACTCGACGGGGGCGCAAAGATTGTCTCCGTCCGACGTGCATCGAATCACTCGTTGTTTGAAGCTTTTGGGCTTTGAAAGATTCCAAGAGCCGGGGGGCGAACGGCGAAAATTATGGCGCAAAATAGGGTCGGCGCCCGACCGTCAAAAGTTCATGGACAAGGACAGAATTGGAACCACGGCGGAACCGCCTCGAACCGCGTCACGCGGTTCGTATGAAAGCACCAATAAAATCGAGCGGTTATCCGATTCGGAACCACGGAACCAAGACTCTAATTTGAAGGGTTATGATTTTATGTAGATAGGGGAGTAGATATATACGTCGTATGAAAGGAAAGGGAAATGTGGCGGTCGGCGGTTCCGAAAAGGCCCTTGAAATGGACGAACCGCCCGAAAATATTCACGAAATTGAAAGGGGCGACTCGAACCGGGGCGCGTGGGTCGGACCCGGCTTTTTTCGGGACAAAATCAGAAAAGGAGAAAAAACATGGCAAAAAAGATGGTGAGTGTCTCCGCCGTTGAACTGCGCAAGTTGCAGGCAAAAATCAAGGCCGAAGAGAAGAAAAAGGCCAAAAAGGCGGAACGCAAAGTTGATGGGCTTGGGCCGCATTTGAAGCAAAAAATCAGGTCCGCTTTGCGCGAGGTTTGGCATCGGTCGGAAGCCCGCAAGCTCGTTGTTCAGCGCACGGCCCTTCCGGACGGCTACTCGCGATGCGAGCATTCGGCCTGTAAAGGGAAGCGTTACCCCAAGACCTACATTGACCACACGGTAAACGTGGGCGACTTGGACGCAGGCTTCATTGACCGCATGTTTGTCTCTTCACAAGGTCTTAAGGCACTATGTAAAAAGCACCATGACGAGAAGACGAAGCAAGAGCGAAAAGCGTCTAAATCCAAGACGGTAAAGACCGTCAAACGCGGTAAAGACGAGGACTTCTTTTAAGCGGTAAAGACCGTCTTTACCGCTTGATTTTTATAGTGACCCGCGTTATTCTGTTATTGAAAGCGAGGTCGCTATGAAAACAAAAATTCTCTTTTTCATCCTAGCGTTCTTTTTATCCTTTACGCTTGTAGGATGCGCAGAGGGCGGCGGAAGCTCTTCGCCCGAAGCAAGAGTTGTGGACCCTACTCCTGTCGTTCCGGGCGAACCCGATGACGGCGGCGAAGTTGAAGAGCCTACCAATCCGGAAGAGCCGGGCGATGGCGGCGAAGTTGAAGAGCCCACGGAACCCGAAGAGCCGACTCAACCCGAAGAGCCTGCGCAACCGGGCGTGTTCTCTTGTTGGAAGTCTTCGAACAACGTCTTTTGTTCGGGCGGCAATCTCGGCACGGACATCGGACAAATCGACATGGCCGGCACTTTCACGGGCAACAACCCGCAAGCAACTATCTATAACGTGATAGTCACGAACAACCGAATCGCGACCGGCCAAATCGGCGTGCTTCAAAATGGGACGCAAAACACTTCGACGCCTATTTGTTCTCAACCGAACGGCCCCGGATGTTTCGCGCAAAGCTCTTGCGTTGAGGTCTCGGTAAAGCTCACGGGCGTTACGCAAGTCTATAAGTTCATGGCCTGCGGTAACGGGTTCAATCGCTCAACCAACAAGTTTCAAAGCCAATAAAGGAGTAAAGACCATGCTTAAAGAAATTAGAATAGACTATGAACTTTATCAAAAAGAGCATTCAAAAAGCAGAATCTCGGGTTTTCGAGACGGCGTAGGCGAAGCGAGACGAGTCTTTCTTGAGCTATTAGCGGGAGCAAAAATCGAAAATCTCGACATCGGAGACGACGAGGAGCTTCACCGCCTTGCGGTTGATTTAGAGCCTCGCATTCGGATGGCAAAAGAACAAGCGCGTCGGAAGGCAAAAGGATGAAAAAGAAGACAAAGCCCCGCAAAAAGCGTAAAGACCTCTTCGAACAAGTCGGCATGACGATGAATGCTTATAGCACGACGGTCACTCTCTTAGGTCTGATTTGTTGCGCGAGCGGCGACGAGGGCACGCGCAAACGAGCGAAGACGGCGCTCTTGGCTCTTCGCAAACTGAAACGAAAAGTGAAAGGCTATTAAATGGAAGTCTCAAACAGAATCACCAAAGACGTGCTCGTTGCGGCCTGCGAGGACTTGTTCGACGCGCTTGACGGATTGGTCGTGCGCTTTGATCTTGAAGGGCTTGCTCAAGACGGTAAATGCAAATGTCTCCAATACGAAGACAACGACAATTGTCGGCATCTATACGCCCGAAGTGTTCGCGACCAAGCGCAAAAGGCTTTGGCAAAAAGGAAGGTAAAGAAATGAGTCGGCAATACAAAATCAGATATAACGTCGAGCGCGGGCTTTTCTTGCCTAGCCAAGTTTCAGATGACCAAGGTCTCACGGACCAAATCATCTTGTGTTCTATCATCGACCACGAAGACGGTTCGGGCTCTTATCTTTGGTTTTCGCGTAACGGCCATGAAGACGGCGAAGTTCATGCGGCAAAGCAAATGAACGCGATGGCGCTCTTCGCGAAGACGCTTTCAGAGAACGAAAAGCTAGGACCGGGCGCACGAGAGTTTTGCCGCGCAGTCTTCGAAAGTTATAGGCAAGCTAGATTGGCGAATCGCTCATGAAAAAGTTCATTCGCGCAATCAATTGGATAGAAGTGTTCAAGTTCATTTTGTTCTTTATTGGAATGTTAATTTTTGTCGTAGTGGGTTCGTGGCTTTGTAAAGACCTGCCCCTCGATTTTTGAAAAGGAGTTACCACATGGATAAAACAATCATCAACCCAATGCGAAAGCACTACGCCCGCTTAGACGAGAACAAAAAAGTCGTGCCTGTCGATTCGCTCATGCAACTCACCGACTACTTTGGTGAGGGCCGCGACGACTTGAGACGAGTTGCTAAGACTGAAATTTCGAAAGACGTTTCCGTCTCGACGGTCTTCTTGGCAATCAACCACGGTTTCGGCTACGAAGGTAAAGACTTGTGGTTTGAAACAATGATTTTTGGCGGCCCACATAGCGAGTATTGCGAACGCTATGAAACATGGGACGAAGCGGTCAAAGGGCACGCTCAAGCGGTTGAGCTTGCAAAAACGGAACCGCCAAAAATTGACCCAATGGCGACGCCAAAAACACTTGAAGAGGCAGTCGTTCAAGCGTTCTCTACTTCGATTCCGCTTTGCGACTTGCACGAGAATGCCCGAAACGTCATGAAAGACTACATGGCGCAAAAATTTACGGTTGCGTTTATTAAGGCAGAGGCGTCTATACCCGCAGCGGTCCCGCTACTTGAAGAGCTATACTCTAAGTTGACGGGCGTGCCGGCAGAAATTTCGCATTCGAAAAAAGATTGATTGTTTGTAAATTAGAGTTCAATGTGAATGCTCAAAGGAGTTACCTCATGGCGAAAGCAAAGAAAAAAGCGGTAAAGAAAAAAGCCGCGAAGAAACGGAAAGCTGCCCCGAAAGTTGCAGTAAAGACGAAGCAAGCGGCCAAGCCCGCAGCGAAGAAAAGTGACGTGAAGCGCAAAAAACTCATCAACTTGAAGGTTGCGAGTAAAGACCTAGAGTTGCTCGTCGCAAGAGCAAAGAAGTTCGCGAACGGAAACTTGTCCGCATGGCTTCGGTACGCCGGGCAAAATCACACGCCCGCCAAGAAAATCGAGATTCTTTAAGCACTTAGACTCTGCCCGGACCACGCACAAGGTCCGGGCTTTTCTTGCCGGAACATCATGCCGGTAAATTTTTCCTAGACAAGACGCGCCCTTAGCTTCATTCTTTTGGTCTATGGCGCTTAATTCAAAACAACAACTATTTGTCAAAGAGTATCTAGTAGATAAGAACGCAACGCGGGCGGCAAAAGCTGCCGGGTATTCCGCCAAAACGGCGGGCGCGCAGGGGCATGACCTCTTGAAAAAACCTGAAATTGCCACGGCGATTCAAAAAGGGCTCGAAGCCCAAGTCATCGAAGCGGAGCGCAGGGCCGCCGAGGTTGGCTTTACCAAAGAGCGATGGCTTCAAGAGCTTCAAGCTATCGCCCTGTCAAACATGGACGACTACGCGAGTGTAGAGGCCATTGAGGTCGGTCGCGGCCTTCGCGGCAAAAAGAAATACGTCGCAACCGTCGTTCCGAAGCTAACCAAGGACCGCCCCCGCGAACTCGGGGCCGTTGTCCGAAAAATAAGCGAAACCAAAAATGGCATCGGCATTGAGCTTCATTCAAAAATCAGTGCGCTCGAACTTTTGGGCAAAGCCTACGGTTGGGTCAAAACCGAAATCGAACTCCCTACCGGAACGGTCAACGTCAATCTCACAATGCCGGCAAACGGACGTGAAGCGAAACCCGATGACGGTAAAGACCAATAAAACATGGGCGTAGTTGACACTCTCACTATCGCCCCTCAACCGGGACCGCAAACCGCGTTCTTGTCTACCCCGGCAGACATCGCCATTTATGGCGGCGCTGCCGGCGGCGGAAAAACATTCGGCATTTTGTTAGAGCCGCTTCGGCACTTCAACAACCGCCTCTTCGGCGGAGTCATCTTTCGTAAAAACACAACGCAAGTTCGGAACAAGGGCGGTCTTTGGGACGAGTCCATGAATCTTTACTCGCACTTTGGCGCGGTCCCAAAGGACACGCGGCTCGAATGGAAGTTTCCAAGCAAGATGACAATGAAGTTCTCGCATCTTGAACACGAGCAAACGGTTCTCGATTGGCAAGGCTCGCAAATTCCTTTTATCGGATTTGACGAACTCACGCACTTCTCTGAACAACAATTTTTCTACATGCTTTCGCGTAACCGTTCGCTTTCGGGCGTGCCCGGTTACGTTCGGGCAACGACGAACCCCGACCCCGATTCTTGGGTTCGAAAGTTTATTGATTGGTGGATTGGACCCGATGGCTTCCCAATCAAAGAACGAAGCGGCAAGCTTCGTTGGTTCATTCGCATTGACGACAAACTCATTTGGGCCGACTCGAAAGAAGAGATTCTCAAGACCTACGGCAACCGTCCCGAGATTCAACCGAAGTCGGTGACGTTCATTTCTTCAACTGTTTATGACAACAAGATTCTACTCGAAAAAGACCCGGCCTATCTCGCAAACCTGAACGCCCTTCCCCGTGTGGACCGGCTTCGTCTTCTCGGCGGCAATTGGAACGTCAAGGCGACTGCGGGTTCCATGTTTCAGCGAGATTGGTTTCAAATTGTCGATGCAATCCCTTCGGGTTGGATTGGCGTCGTTCGGTATTGGGACCGGGCGGCCTCGAAAGTGAGCGAAACAAATCCGGACCCCGACTGGACTCGCGGGCTTAAGCTTTTCAGCTATGCCGACGGTTCATTCGTGGTCGGCGACCTTCGCTCACTTCGAGGCACGCCCGGCGAAGTAGACCAATTGGTAAAGACCACGGCAACACACGATGGGCGCAACGTAACTATTTGGGGCGAGCAAGACCCCGGTTCGGCGGGCGTCGCCGATGCCGCAAACTTCCGCAAACTCTTGCAAGGCTATGACGTTCGAATCGCCAAGCCGACCAAGGATAAAGTAACGAGGGCAAAGCCGGTCTCGGCGCAATGCGAAGGAAGGAACATCAAGGTCTTACGAGCGCCTTGGAATGATGACTTCTTTACCGAACTTGAAAACTTTCCGGATGGGGCGCACGATGACATCGTGGACACACTATCAGGGGCTTTCAATGAGTTGAGTCAAACGGCTTCAATTTTGGATGTTCTATAACGAAAAGAGGTAACTACATGGCAACAAAGAGAACGACATCGCGGGGCTCGCCCCGCAAAGCACTGCCGACCAAAGCGCAAGCTGCGATAGCGGCGGCAGCGAAAGAAACGGCAAGAGTTGAAAACGCGCAATCGCGCCCTTATCAAAACGGCTTAGGCGATGCAATCGGCTACGCTGATTTGGGCATGGCCGGCTTCCCTACAAATCAGGGCACGCCTTGGTCGGTTCAACTCTCTAACGTCAACACGATTTTCAAAAACCTTCGTTGGTATTTGATTTCAAACTTCCGACAAGTGTTGAGTGAGCTTTACGTTGAAATCGGGCTCGTGCAAACAATCGTCGATGTCCCGACCGACGACGCCTTCCGTGGCGGCGTTGAAATCAAATCGAAGCAACTCGACGAAGACCAAATCGACGAATTGCAAACGGCACTCGAACGCGACAATGACTACGAAGCCGCAGCGACGGCCACGAAATGGAACCGCCTATTTGGTGGGGCCGGAATCATCGTCATCACCGACCAAGACCCGACGACTCCGCTCGACTTGGACGCCATCGACGAGAACACTCCGCTAGAGTTTCGCGCCGTGGACATGTGGGAACTTTACTTCGACGTTGAAAATACGGAAGGCCCCGGTCCGCAGCTTGACGCCGAAGACGACGAAGACGAATTCTACAGCTACTACGGAGTTGACCTTCACAAGTCTCGCGTGTTCCGCCTGAATGGTCTCACTGCGCCAAGCTTCATTCGTCCGCGTCTCCGTGGTTGGGGCTACTCGATTGTTGAGAAACTCGTTCGCTCAATCAACCAATACCTGAAAGCCTGCGACCTTGGCTTCGAGGTCCTCGACGAGTTTAAGCTCGACATTTACAAAATCAAAAACCTCACCAACGCTCTTCTGTCGCCGGCGGGCGAAGACCAAATTCGCAAACGCATTCAGTTAGCGAATTGGCAAAAGAACTACCAAAACGCCGTCGTCATGGACTCCGAAGACGACTACGACCACAAGCAACTCTCGTTCTCGGGTCTTGCGGAAGCGATGGGCGGAATCAGAATGCAAGTCGCGAGCGACATGAGAATGCCGCTCACGAAGCTATTTGGAATCAGCGCCGCAGGTTTCAACTCGGGCGAAGACGACATCGAAGTTTACAACGCAATGGTTGAATCGGAAGTCCGAACCAAAATCAAATGGCACTTGCTCCGCATGATCGAGATTAAATGCCAAAAGCTTTTTGGTTTCGTGCCGGATGACCTGCGCATTTCGTTCAAGCCTCTTCGCATCCTAACTGCGGAGCAAGAGGAGAACGTAAAGACGCAAAAGTTCAATCGTCTTGCGCAAGCTAAAGCTGCCGGCGAAATCACGCGCTTTGAGTTCCGCGAAGGTTGTAACAAAGCCAACCTCTTGGACATCACGCTCGACAACGCCGGCGATAGTCTGAACCCGGATGACCCGGACATCGCGGACCATGTTGAAGGCGAAAGCCAAGACATGGACGAACCGATTCCGGGCGAAGGCGACAACGAAGACGATAGCGAGTTCTCTCAAATCAAGAAACCGGCGGGCGGCTCGACTCGAATGAAGAAATCGAAAAAGGCGCCCGAAGCTAAGATTCCAAACGAGATTGAACAAATAAAACCGTTCACGGCGGCGCAAGCTCTTGAAGAGGCCAATGCGGTTCGACTCAAGAACTCTGCGGCTTTCGACCGCGCAAGCTACGCAGCGGACGGCGGCGACCTTTGGATTGATTCGCGCAAGCGCGAGCTTTACGAAAATCCAAAGGGCAAAGTTGACGAAGCTCTTTGGACTCGGGCGAAGTCGGCGTCGCAAGCGGCCTTCGGAAAAGAGAAATGGCAATTCATGGTGTGGTTCTACCTGAAACACGGGGGCAAGTTTGGACAAGCGTAAAGTCTTTAAGTACGTCAAGACCGAGTGCGATTTCGGAGAACTGGACAAGGGCGACTTGTTCAGCATGGAACCCGCAAACGAGCATGACATGTGCAACCCTCACGACCTTTGGATAGCGACCGACAAAGCCGTGAAACTCAACGAAGCGGTCGAAGGCGAATTTTCTGTTCAGTGCATCCGGCTCGTGCCGGATGCGCCGCTCAAAACTTTAGATGAAAATAAACAAGGAGAATAAATCATGGAAGTAAAGACCGAAGAAAACCAACATCCAAATGCGGCCCCGAAACAACCCGGACACCAAGAGGTTCCGAGTTATCGCGAGTTGAGCACGATTCAAAACATCGTGCATTGGTCGCCGGGCGTGTCTCTTGAAGACCTCGAACGTCAATGCGTGCTCGCAGCGTTCCGCTACTATCGCGGGAACAAAACTGCGACGGCGCAGTCGCTTGGCATCGCCATTCGAACGCTCGACAACAAACTCGAAAAATATCAAGCCGATGACAAAAAACAAAAGGAGATTTCCGATGCAACCTACAACGAACGAGAAGAGTTTCTCAAACAATCAAGAGGACTACCCGCAAACGTCGCCGCAAAGCCAACCCCTGCCGCCGACGAATTCATCCGACAACGTGAAGCGAGACGCTTGGCGAGAGAGGCAGAAGGCGCTCAACCTTCGGGCTCGTCAATGCGTGGTTCCCAAGCCGGGGTTCGCATGGAACCCGCTCGTGAACCTTCCGCCGAACAGTCCTTGCCCATGCAAGAGCGGAAAGAAGTTCAAGAAATGCCATCGGGACATGGTTCCGCGAATCGTAACCGAGGCCGACGCTAGTCTTTACGCGAAGGCAATGAAGTCGCCGGGCGGCGTTGTCTTCGTGACGAATGAAAACGAAAACGAACTATCAAAAGAGGGGGCAGTCAATGGCGACAGTAGTGGGCAAAATCGACCTAACGAAACACACGCTCAAGCTTGAACATCAAATCGGAAGCGAAATCAAAAGCAATTGGCTTGACAGTCAAACGGCCTACGGCTTTCGCAAACGACTCGAATCAATCGTTCAAGCCGGTTCAGACCTTCGAGCCCTCGAAGGGCTCTTGCGACAAGTTCAAAAAGAAGTCCGCGAACTGAAAGAAAAATACGGGCATCGAACGGCGGCTCTATGAAGTCTTTATCGGATTTCGAAGCACTACGCCGAATCGCGCATCCGGACCAAAAGTTCGGATGCGCTTCGTTTGCCCAACACGGAGACGACTTCATGCTCGTCAACCTCTTTCAACTCATGGGCATCGACAAACCTCGCTACCTTGATTTGGGCGCTCATCATCCGTTTATCATTTCGAACACGGCTCTACTTTACGAGCGCGGGTCAAGAGGCGTGAACGTCGATGCAAACCCAAACTTATTGGCGGCCTTCAATCTTTACCGCCCCGAAGACGTGAACCTAAACGTCGGCGTCGGGCTCGAAGAGGGCGAAGCCACGTTCTACATGTTTTCCGATTCAAGCGGACGCAACACGATGTCGAAGGCCGAGACTGAAATGCTCGCGGCCCAACACGGCATGACGGTCCGAAAAGAAATCAAAGTCCCGGTCACGACCGTCGCGGCCATCGTCGAGAAACATTTCGGCGGCTACTACCCGGACTTGCTCATGACCGACCTCGAAGGGCTCGACTACGCCGTTTTGAAATCGACGAGCTTCGAGAAGTCCGCCCCTAAAGTTATTGTGAGCGAAACACGAAAAGGAGACGCGGGCCTCGTCAAGCAATTGATGAACGAGCGCGGCTACTTCGTTTATTGCCGCATGGGCGAGAACCTTTTCTTCGTCCATAATGATTTCAAAACAATGGTGTATTGAGAGGAGTCTTTACCGTGGCAACAAAATTTATTGAACTCAAGCCGACTAAAGAAGACTCGGACGAATGGGACAAACTCGAAAAGGCTTTACGCGAACACTTCCGCAAAGAAATTTACGTTCCCTTGATGAAAGAACTCGGCTACCCGCAAAAGTTGCTAAACTCAAAGAAGTCTGAACTCGCTTTGGCCGATGCGCTTCGCTATGGACGAATCACTTTTTATCGAGGACAATTTTCTGGACGGTTCAATGCGGAAGTTTCGAAAGAGCTTAAGCGTTTGGGCGCCCAATGGGACAAGAGGACAGGGACGTTTCGATTGCCCCAATCGTCACTACCGCCGGAACTGCGTGCGCTGATAGCATCTAGCGACCGAATTTTCCGCGCAAAAGTTGCCGACATCGACAAACGCTTGTCGCAAATTTTGCCGGACGAAGTTGCGGAGTCGTTCAACTCGACCAAGTTTTTTGACACGTCGCTTTGGAAAGTTGACCGCGACTTCCGGAAAAACGTCGAGAACATCACAATCGTCCCGACGCTCACCAAAGAGCAACGCGAAAAAATTGCGTCCGAATGGTCGGGCAACATGAAACTTTGGATAAAGGGTTGGACTGAAAAAGAAATTCGGAAGCTTCGTAAAGACATGGAAGCGACCGTCTTTGCCGGCAATCGTTACGAGTCTGCGGTAAAGACCATTCAAAAGTCCTACGGAGTTAGTCAAAACAAGGCCAAGTTTTTGGCAAGGCAAGAGACGAACCTCTTGATGGCGAAATTTAAGGAGACACGTTATCAGGACGCAGGCATCATGGAATACAAATGGGGTTGCGTTGCGGGTTCCAAAAATCATCCGGTTCGGCCTTGGCATAAGGCACTCGAAGGAAAGATTTTTCGTTGGGACAACCCGCCGATAACAACAAAGCCCGGCGAGGCGGTTCGGAGAAACAACCCCGGACAAGACTACAACTGTCGATGTTTCGCTAGGCCGATTTTGAGGGTGAAAGATGAATGAACAAAATCAAGTAAAGACGCTTAAAAATTCTAAGGGCAACATTTACTACGGAATGCACTTCTATCCGGGCGTTGCCGAATACCAAGAACCTGAAAAAGAACCCTACCGCATTTTTATCAACGAGAATACTATTCGAGCAATGGGGCCTTCCTTCGCGGGACGGCCTTTGTTCGTTGAGCACGTTGACGAAGTTGAAGACAAAATCGACGAGCTTCGTAAAGATGCGGACGGTTGGGTCGTCGAGTCGTTCTATAACGAAGCCGACGGCAAACACTGGGTCAAGTTCATCGCGGTTAGCGAGCGGGCGGAACGCGCAATCAAAAAAGGCTATCGCCTTTCGAATGCGTATTTACCAAAGCTTGGCGGCACGGGCGGAACTTGGAACGGAGTCTCGTATCAAAAGGAAGTTACGGGGGGCGAATATGAGCATTTAGCAATCGTAAACAACCCTCGTTATGAAGAGTCGGTCATCATGACGCCCGACGAATTCAAGCAATACAATGACGAAAAAACAGAAGAGCTAAAAAGGCTCGCAAATTCAAAGGAGAAAAGCACCATGAAGCTAAAGTTCTGGAACAAAAAGGCCGCCGAAAACTCGGCAGACCTTGAAAGTTTGTCCGTGACTTTGCCGAAATCCGGTAAAGAAAAGACAATCGTTCAGCTTGTGAATGAAGCGGACGAAGCCGAAGCGAAAAAAGGTCTTGCCAATGGCGAAGACAAAATCAAAGTCGGCAACAAAGAAATGACCGTTAACGACCTCGTGAAGGGTTACGAAGCTCTTGAAAAAGAGTGCAATGACCTGAAAGCAATGGCTCGTAACGAAGACGAGGACGACATCGAAAATGAAGACGAAGACGCGGACGTTGACGTTGAAAACGAAGACGTGGACGTTGACGTTGAAAACGACGAGGACGAAGAGGCGAAGAAAAAAGCTCTTCAACTCGCGGAGCACGAAGAGAAAGAAATCCTCGAAAAGAAAAAAGCAAACGCTAAAGCGAAAGCTGCAAAAGACAAAAAGCATTTCAACAAACTGAAAAACGCTCATCGCTCTAGCGGCGACGAGGTTGTTCACGTTGATCTTGCCGAAGACCGTCTTGCTCGTGGCAAATCTCGCTACGGCAGCGCAACCCACTAACCCATTCGTAAAACGAAAAAGGAGAAACCAACATGGCAGTAACGGCAGGAGCTTTGACTCTCGTTTCCAAAACCGCAACAAAAGTTGTTGCGCAATCGGCCCCGGCTACGGCAGGCGTCGGTCCCTATACTTATCAATGGTATAGATCGACAGACCCCGCTTTTGTTCCCGGCGGCGGCAACATCATCGCGGGCGCAACGGCGCTCACTCTTAACGACTCGGGTCTGATTCCCGGCACGCAATACTACTATAAAGTAGTTGCGACCGACACGGGCAACTCGAACGCAACCGACGCTTCGGACGCTCTTTCGGTAGCTACCGAACAAGCGACTCCGAACCCCAACCAAGTTGCGCAAACGACCGTCCTTGGCGTTCTTGATTTGCGCTTCAACCCGAACACCGTGGCGGCGCAAGTTGACGCTTCCCAAGTTGACCCCATTTATCCGGGCCAAGCTTTGAAAATGGTGGACTCGGCGGGCGGCGTTCCGAAGGTTGTGGCTTGTAGCGCGGACAGCGACGACGTTTGCGGTTTCGCTACCTACAACATGAAGAACCGTGCGTTCTTGGCGGGCGACGCGCTTGAAATGTCGATGTCTGGTAACGTCATGTGGCTTCGTGCCGTGGCCGCTATCGGTCGTCAAAAACAAGTCGTTATCGACCTCAACACTACGGGCGGCGTGAAGCAAGCAACGGGTTCGACAGGTTCGAGCTTGATTGGTTGGGCTTTCGACAAAGCCGTGAATCCGGGCGACCTGATTCGCGTTATGTTGTCGTCTCCTAGTTTCCAACTTGATTCATAACTTTGAAAAATAGAAAAAGGAGTAAAGACACATGGCTTTGAGAAAAATTAAGCAACCGACGATTCTGAACGCAAAAGGCGAGCCGATTCGTTTGACTGAACAAGAAAAGTATCACGCAGACTGGACACAACGTCTCGTGAACGAGCGTTTCGGTAACTCTTTGGGTTACGAAGTTCCAATCACTACGCTCACCACAATCATGAAGAAAATCACCGAACAGAAGTTCTACACTATTCCGTTCGCTGACTACCTTCCCGTGCGTGTGGGCGAAGGCGCTTGGTCTTCGTTCTTGACGACTTATCGTTCGTTTGATGTTGCCGCGCCTTTCGAGGACGGAATCATCAACACTGGACAAAACAATGCTCGTTTGGCGAATGCCGACGCCGGCGTGGACGCTTTGAACATCAAAGTTCAAAACTGGGCCAAGTCGATGGGTTGGTCGATTTTCGACCTCGAACAAGCGGCGAAATCCGGAAACTGGGACATCGTTACCGCGAAAGAAAAATCGCGTAAACGCAACTGGGACCTTGGTCTTCAACGTGTGATGTTCTTGGGCGCGGACGGCTTGAACGGCGCGGGCGGTTCTTGCTTGGGTCTTCTGAACCAAAGCGGAATCACTATCAACACGAGCCTTATCACTGAAAAAATCAGTGGCATGGACCCCACGGAGTTGAAAGCTTTCACGGCGGCCATCATTGAGGCTTATCGTGAGAACTGCCAAAGAACCGCGATGCCTACGCATTTCATCGTTCCGGAATCGGACTTCAACGGAATGGCGTCTACCGTGTCGCCTCAATTCCCTATCAAGTCGGTCCTTGAACTTCTCTTGGAGACTTTCAAGACGATGACGGGCAACCGCGATTTCAAAATCTTGCCTCTTCTTTACGGAGACGCGAGCTACAACGCTGCCGTGTTGAACAAAACTCGTTATATTCTTTTGAACTATGACGAAGAGTCTGTTCGTGCGGACATTCCGGTTGACTACACCAACACTCTTGCGAACTCGCTTGATAACTTCTCGTTCCAAAACGCGGGTTATGGACAGTTCACGGGCGTCTTGGCGTATAGACCGCTTGAAATGCTCTATCTCGACTTGACTCCGGCTTAATAGGCTAGAGTCTCGGCGTGTTTTGAGTCGAAACGACGCCCGAGGGTTTTTCGAGACTCTCGGGCGTTAGTTTTTTGAAGGGAAGGAAACCATGTATAACAACCCAACAATTGAAGACTTCAAAAGCTATTTCTTTCGCGACTTCCCCTACGGAACGGACATGAACACGTCGGTTCTCGACCAAGACATCGCGAAGGCTTATGGTCAAACGAACGTCAACATCAACCAAGCCTTGTTCTCGAATCAACAAGACTACAACATCGGCTATTTGCTCTTGGCCGCGCATTTTCTCGTTGTCGATTTGCGCATGAGTTCTCAAGGCATTTCGGGGTCCTATTCTTGGGTCACGACTAGCAAATCAGTCGGTTCCGTTTCGGAGTCCTTTCAGGTTCCGCAGCGAATTCTCGACAACCCCGAGTTCGCGCAGCTTGCGCAAACGAACTACGGCGCTAAATATTTACAACTGTTATTGCCTCGTCTCTCGGGCCAAATGTTTTGGGTCGCAGGGAGAACGCACGCATGAGCACTCGCTTCAAGGACGATAAAGTTGACACTAAACTTCTCGACGGTCTCGTCGCGGCTCTTCGCTCGTCGAAAGCTCGCGGGAGAATCGGCATCCTTGGTGAGAAATCTCTGCGCGACGGTCAAGGCACTGAACTCAAAGGCGAAGGCACTCGCAAAGTTCAGGCGAATAGTAAAAAGGCCCCTAAGTTATCATCTAAAGATTTTGAAAACATCACGAACGCGGCCATCGGGGCCGCTCATGAATTCGGAACGTCGAAGCTGCCCCAACGGTCATTTCTTCGCGTTCCCTTAGCCGACCATTTACCGAAAGAGGTAGTGGACGCAGGTCTTCTCGATAAAGACGTGGTTCTTGACGTTATCAAGTCCAAGTCGGTCGTTCCGTGGCTTAAAAAAGTCATGATTCTTTGCGAAGGAATCGTCTCGGACGCATTCGACACGGGCGGCTTTGGAAAATGGAAGCCCTCGAACATGGAGAACAAAAAGAACAAACAGACACTCGTCGAGACGCAACAACTTCGCAATTCAATTACGAGTGAGGTCAAAGAATGAGAATCGGAAACGGTAAAGACATTCCACTAAATCAAAGAGCCGGCTCGTTCCCCAACGTCGGCGACGCGCTTTTGAATTGGTTCCAACCGATGACGTTCGGCGTGGTCACGAAACAAGTCGTGAACTCGCAGGTCATCGAAGACATGGTTGAAGTGAGCTTTCAAGGCGTGTGGCAACCGCTGCAAATGCGGCAGCTTCAACTCAAACCCGAAGGTCAACGAGCTTGGTCATGGTTTTGGCTTCACGCGGACCCGACACTCAATCTTGAGGTCGATAACGTGATTCTTTACACGGGCGTTCAATACCGAGTCATGGCGAAAAAAGACTACCGCCTGAACGGCTATGTTGAATACGAACTCGTGCAAGACTTTACCGGCGCAGGCCCGCAACCCGTTGTAGAGGAGTCGGAAACATGATTCTCTCTATCGGCGTCACGGCAATGGCCCCCGGCTTTTCAACTATCGTCACCGGACAGGGCGGAACTCCGCCCTATACTTATTCGATTGTCGCAGGCGGCGCCGGCGGCTCTATTGCGCCCGCAGGCGCGGACGAGGCCCAATATACGGCCCCCGCCATCATGCCGCCAAATCCGAGAGAACAAATCGCAACCCTCAAGGTTGTTGACTCTCTTGGGGCCGAAGCGACCGGCCAAATTCAAATCGCGGACCCGCTTTTGCTTTTCTGCGAAATCATTCAACGCGAACTCGGCCTAGAGCCGGGCCGTGTTTATCTTTACAACCAAAAAATCATGCAACCGACCGACGCGGGTCTTTACGTCGCGGTTGGCGTGTTAAGCTGCAAACCGTTTGGGAATACGAACCGCCCGGCTTCGGCAGAATCAGGAATGAACTCGGAACAATCGGTCAACATGGTTGCGACTCTTTCAATCGACATCAAGAGCCGGGACACTTCGGCGCTTTTGCGAAAAGAAGAGGTCATCATGGCGCTCAATAGCACCTATTCGAACCAACAACAAGGCCGGTATAGTTTCAACATCGGGCAACTTCCGCCCGGTTCGCAGTTCGTGAATTTGTCCGAAGTCGATGGCGCGGCCATTCCCTACCGCTTCAATATTTCGGTCAACATGCAGTATTTCGTCCGAAAAGTGAAACCAATAACCTACTTCGACGAATTTGAAGCCGTCGAGGTCGAATCAGAATCATAAACGAAAAGGAGAAGACAACATGCAATTAGAACTTTCAAACGTCGTCACGGTCTCCGTGTCGCAGACGCCCCAAGGCATCGGCGAATACAACACGAGCAACCTTGCGATTTTCAGCGATGAGCCTTTCGATGCCGGCACTTTCGGCGACGATGGCTACAAAATTTATTTGGAACCGGGCGAAGTCGGCATTGACTTCGGGACCGATTCAAAAACCTACCAAATGGCCTTGGCCGTCTTCTCGCAACAACCCAACATTCTTGCGGGCAACGGTTATCTAGTTGTCATTCCTTTGGTGATTGAAGAACAAAAAATCGCTTTCGACGGCAACCCCGCTGCGGGCTCTTTCGAAATCAACTTCGATGGCGACACTTCCGCTCTTATCAATTGGAACGACACGCTTGCCGTGATTCAAACTAAAGTGCGTGCGGTGACGGGTCTTGAAGGCGCAGTCGTTGAGGGCGCAATCAACGCGGCTACGGGCCTCACAATCAAGTTTTACGGAATCGTGGGCGCGGCCCCCGACATCACTATCACCAACAACACGCTTGCGACCGGCGGCAGTGACCCCGTGGGCGCAGTCGTTACCGAAGAGCAAATCGGCGAAACGATGGCGGCAGCTATCACGCGCACCAAAGACGTTGTTCAGTATTTCGGAATCTTGGGCTCTTTCATTCTCGACGACGCGGCAACTATGGCCGCCGCTGCCGTTGTTCAAACACTGAACAAGATGGCGGGCTTCGGCTCTTATGACTCTGCGGACGTTGAAATTGGCGGACGCCTTCAAGATTTAGCGGCGGCGAATTTGAGCAAGTCTCGCGGTCTTTACTACGGCGGTTCCGCTACTGATTTGACCGACGCTGAAAAGCTTGTCGAGCTTTTGATTGAAACTGCGGCCTATTTCGGACGCGGGCTTTCGACGGCATTCGATGGGTCGAACACGACTCAAACGATGCACTTGAAAGACCTGTCCGGCGTGCTTCCGGACGCGACCATGACCCAAACACTTCTCAACAAGTGTCAAGTCGCCGGCGTCGATGTCTATGTGAGCTTGCAAGGCGTGGCGAAAGTCTTCTGTTCCGGCGCGAACAAATTCTTCGACCAAGTTTACAACTTGGGTTGGTTCGTCGGCGCGATTCAGGTTGCGGGCTTCAACTACCTTGCGCAGTCTTCAACTAAGATTCCGCAAACCGAAAACGGAATGGACGGCTTGAAAGGCGCCTACCGCAACGTGTGTGAGCAAGCTCGCACGAATTTGTTCGTTGCGCCCGGCAAATGGAATAGCGCGACCATGTTCGGAAACCAAAGCGATTTCTTGGAGAACATCACTCAACGGGGTTACTACATTTATTCCGTTCCGATTTCTCAACAATCGCAGGCCGCCCGCGAAGACCGTCAAGCCCCTCTTGTGCAAATTGCAATCAAAGAGGCCGGCGCGATTCACTCTTCAACGGTTATCGTTAACGTCAACGCTTAATAACACGAGGTAAAGACTATGAGCACTATTGCACTTTCAGGGAACGACACGGTTGTCATCAACAACCGTATTTTTGCGGACTTCGCCGACGGGAACGTCGCCGAGTTGACCTTCCCGAACGACATCGCAAACGTGAAGACTGGTAAAGATGGCAACTCCATTTACGGTCTGAACGAAAGCGGAAAACAGGCGGAGCTTAAGCTTCGCCTGATTCGCGGTTCGGCGGACGATAAGTTCTTGAACGGACTTCTCGCGCAACAACAACTCAACTTTGCGGGCTTCCCGCTTATGACCGGGCAATTCATCAAAAAGATTGGTGACGGGCGCGGGAATATTCAAAGCGACACTTATATCACTAGCGGCGGGGTTTTCTCGAAGCAAGTAGAGGCGAAGTCAAACGTCGAGGGCGAAAGCGAACAGTCGGTCGCAATCTATACCCTCAAGTTTAGCAACGCTCCGAGGGTCATCACATGATAGAGAAAATTATGCCAAGCGGGGCCGTGCTGAAAATCACGCCGGCCCCTTTCGCCGAAGCCAAAGCTCTTTATCAAGCGGTTCTCGAAGAGTTGCGCGGGGTCAATCTCGACCCCAACGCCGAAATCGACACGAACTTGTTCAAGGACATTTTCTGCGTCGGTTTGTCGTCGAAGAAAATCGAAACGGCACTCGCGGCTTGTATGAAGCGAGCGACCTACAAAGATTTGAAAATCGACGACCAAACTTTCGAGCCGCTTGAAGCACGACAAGACTACGTTCTTGTGTGTTTTGAAGTAGCAAAGGAGAACATCGCCCCTTTCGCGAAAAGCCTCTATGCCGAGTTCTCGCCCCTCTTGGCGAAGATTCAGACAAAAGGCCCCGCGTAGAGGCAAAGGACGACCCGCTCTTGGTCTTTTTTCGACTGTCCAAGGCGGGTTATGGACCCGTCCACGAAATTGAAAAATGGGACGCTCGAAAAGTTCTCCAAGCTCTTCACTTCGAAGGGTTTTGGTATAGCTACGAGGCAACCTACTTGGAGTTGAACAAATGACCATAGCAGAGTTTTTTGTCGAGATTGGAGTGAAGGGTTCGGATAAAACCGTCAACGCCTTCAAGAGCATTAAAGACGGCCTAGGCGGCATGAAGTCCATGTCGCTAGAGGCGAAGGCGGCCATCGTGGGCGCCCTTTACGGCCTTGAACGGATGATGAATCAGTCCGCGCAACTTGGGTCCAATCTCACCAATTTTGAACAATTGACCGGCCTGTCCGCGAAGTCACTGCAACAATGGCAGTACGCCGCACGACAGGCCGGCGTTTCGAGCGAAGAGTTAACCGGCAACCTTAAGAGCGTCCAACAATCTATGAGCAACATGCTCATGGGCAAAGGCGCCCCCGAGGGCATGGGTCTTCTCGCAAACAAAGTCGGCTTCGACCCCGCTCGCGCTCGCGACACTTTTTACGTCATGGAGCAACTACAAAAGTTCGCTCAAAGTGACGTGCCGAAAGACCTTCAAAACAACGTCTTGAAATCATTCGGTCTCGGCGAAGGCACTATCGCGGCCATGCGCCGAAACGTGTTCCGCCCCGAAGTCTTTAAGCAAGCCCCTACCTACAACGACGGCCAATTGAAGCAACTCGATAGGGTCAACGTCGCATGGTCGAACCTTGGTCAAAAAATCCAAATGGCTTTCGGAGCTTTCACTTCGAAACACGGAATGCAATTGGTGAGTGAGATTTCAAAAATCACAACCGAAGTTTTCAAGATGGCCGACGCCTTCATGAAGCTTGCCGAAAAACTCAAGTTCTTTGAACTCATTGCCCGCGTCTTTACCGGATGGGGCTTGATTTTCAACGGAATCACGAATTCAGTGAATGAAATCACGAGCAACAAAGGCGGAGCTTTCGAAGGGTTCAAGACGTTTTTGAAAGACGCAGCTTCGGGCGCTAAAGACGCGGCTCGTGGCGCTTATATGACCTTCACAGAAGACTCGGTTGCGCCGCCGGCGCCGGCGGGGGCTCGCAACAACGTGAACAATAACAGCACGACGATAAATCAAAACTTGAACTTCCAACATGACGGTAAAGACGCAGTGAAGACTAGCGGTTCCGTCAAAGAGGCCGTTCAAAAAGCATTTCGTCAAAACAGTGCACTCAAAGGGGGCTACTAATGGCGATTAACCTAACCGCGCTCGCCCCCGCAACGACGGCGGCGACAACGCTTTCGAATTTGATTCTTGCTACGCCTCAAGAGAATCTCGGCTACCAACCGCAAAACCCGCCCACTAAGGACGGGGTTGTTGCGCAAACGCCGCCGACTCTTCTCTTCAACTACGAGGGCGAGCAAGTTGTCGCGCTTGAAAGCGACATCACCGATCACTACATTGAAGACAACACGGCGATTCAAGACCAAGTTTCGCTCAAGCCTGAAATCATCACGACTCACGGCTACATTGGCGAACTGAACGACGTAGTGCCTAAAGCACTTCGCCCCCTCAAACTCCTCGCCGACAAGCTCACGGTCTTGACCGCCTACACTCCGCAACTCACGGAGACGGCGCTCATTGCCTACACGCAGGCTTTTTTCGCTTATCAAGTAGCCTCGCAGGCCATCAACGCCGGCGTGTCCGCTTGGTCTTCTATCATCGGGAACAACGCCGCCGTGCAAACGAAGCAAGGGGCGATGTTTCAACAATTTTACGGGTATTGGAGAAGCCGCACGCTCTTCACGGTTCAAACTCCGTGGGGTATTTTCCAAGACTGCGCGATTCAACGTCTCCGTGCCGTTCAAGATGCGGAGACGCGAGTCATCACCGATTTCGAAGTGACTTTCAAAAAGCTTCGCTTTGCGAAGACAACTTCTATTTCGGCCCAAACGACAACGCTTCAAGGGCGAGCGTCACCGCAAGCAAGCGGCCTTGTGGACTGCGGAGCTTCGACCCCGACTTCGAGCATAACCCTCAATGAAGGGCTCGCTCAAAACTACTCGGGAGTTGCATAATGCTCAAAATCACTTCGCTCACCAATGACCCTTTTCAAAAGCAAACCCTGTTCTTGCCGAACGGGGAAGCTCTTGTTCTTTACCTTTACTTTCGACCGATGCAATACGGTTGGTTTATTTCGCAACTCGTTTACGGCGATTTTGTCCTGAACGAAGTTCGCGTCACGAATAGCCCCAACATGTTGTTTCAGTTCATGAACAAACTGCCGTTCGGCCTTGCGTGCTTTTCTAAAGACAACCGCGAGCCGACGCAACAAAACGATTTCATTTCGGGGGCGGCGACGCTCTACATTTTGACCGAGGCAGAATGCCAAGCCTATTTGGAGTTTGTTCGTGGACAAGTATAACCGAAGGTATCAACTAGCAATTCAAACGCAAGACGGCTCGACCCTCGTGATTGAGCCGCCTTTCACTATGGAGTTCGACATCACTCGGAACATCCTCACGTCGGCCAATGTTTGCCAAATCCGAGTGCTGAACCTGAACAAAAGAAACCGCAACCAAATTCGATTCGACATTTCGAACTATGGTGAGTTGAGAGGCATCGTTCTCAAAGCCGGCTACGGCGAGAACCTTCCCATCATTTTCGCCGGCAACATTTCGCAGGCGTGGTCTGTCCGTGAGGGCACGAACTTCGTTTCGCAAATCGAATGCTTTGACGGCGGTTACGCTCTTGCCAATGGAACCTACAACCAAGAGTTTATTGCGGGAACTCCGCAAATGACTGTCATCAACTCAATGGTTGCGTCTTTACCCGGCGTCACGCCCGGCGTAGTTCGTAACGTGAGCGGCGAAATCCAACGCGGAAACGCCTACAGCGGCAACACTGCCGACTTGCTCAATCAACTGGTTCCGAATCAATTCTTTATCGACAATCAAAAAGCCAACATCCTCGGCGACAGTGAGTGCATTCAAGGCGACATCGCAAACATTAGTAGCGACGCCGGTCTTTTGGGAACTCCGATTCGCGAACAGGCCATCATTCATTTCGACATGGTATTCGAGCCGCGTTTGAAAATCGGCCAACTCTTGAATCTTTCGAGCGTGACCGACGATAGCTTCAACGGCTCTTATAAAGTCATTTCAATCAAGCATAGAGGCATCATTTCGGAAGTCGTTTCGGGCGACGCCGTAACGTCCGTTGGTCTCTTCAAAGGCGCGTCGGCGCTAACGGTGGTCGGCAATGGCTAGTCCAACAATTCATCAAAACCAAGTTCCGAGTGACCCGTCTCTTGCCGATCTTATCGACCTTGTGAAACGCGACGTGATGATGTCGCTTTCGTGTCATCATATCGGCACGATTCAAGAGTTCAACGCCGACATGCAAACGGCAAAGGTCACTATCAACTACAAAAAGACGTATTTTCAGCGAAACAATTCGACGGGTCTTTACGACCCCGTTCTTGTTGACTACCCGATTTTGCTCGACTGTCCGTGCATCGTCTTAGGCGGGGGGCCGACGGCACTCACGTTCCCCATCACCAAAGGCGATGAGTGTTTGATTCTCTTCAATGACCGCGACATCGACAATTGGTTCAAAAGCGGGCAGGTCGGCCCCGTGGCGACTCCGCGACTTCATAGCTTGTCGGATGGGCTTGCCCTCGTGGGCATCCGTTCGACTGGTAAAGTTTTAAGCGGTTACGACATGGCGCGGGCCGTTTTGCGCAACGGCGAAACGGTCGTCGGCGTAGGCGAGTCACTGGTAAAGATTGCCAACGCGCAATTTACGCTTAACACTTTATTGCAGAATCTCATTGCGACTTTGAACAACCTCGTGACCCAAACGGCAGCTATCACGGTCACGGGCGTCACGGGCGGACCCGGAACGAGCGGAGTGCCGGCGAATGCGGCGGCAATCACGGCCCTCGGGACGCAGCTTTCAAATACCGCAACACAATTAGGGGAGTTACTCGAATGATAATTAGAGCACTAAACGGAACCGGCGATTGGGAGTTCGGAAAAGGCAAAAATGACTATAAGCGCGGCTTGAATGCAATCACGCAAAACATCAAGACGCGCTTGATGTCGTTTTTGGGCGACTGTTTTTTCGACACGACTGCCGGCATTGATTGGTTCAACTTGCTTGGCGGTAAAGACCGTCTCGCTCTTGAACTTGCGATTGCAACAACAATTCTCAACACGCGCAACGTGACCGGATTGAAATTGCTCGACGTTTCGGAAACCCCGAATCGTCGAATCACAATTCGCTACCGGGTTCAGACTACGCTAGGCGAAACCGGCGAAGTCTTTCAGTACGATGCAAACGGAATAGCTTAAAGGGGAAACCATGCCAAACTCAATCGGCCCTACAGGGCTTCAAGTAGCGACAAGAGACGAATTGCTCGCCCAATACACGGCGGCTTTTCAAGCCATTTACGGCGCAGACATCAACCTCGACCAAGACACGCCTGACGGGCAAATGATCGGCATTTTTATTCAATCGGTCCTCGACCTTGAAGACTTGCTCGTTCAAATTTACAACATGTTTGACCCCGACAACGCGGTCGGCGTGGTTCTCGACCAACGGGTCGCAATCAACGGTATTCAACGGCAGGCGGGAACCTATACCCTCACGCCCATCACTATCGTCACGACTCAAGCGTGCAATCTTTACGGTCTCGACCAAGACGTGCAACCCGTCTATACCGTGCAAGACAACGCCGGCAATAAATGGCTTTTGCAAACTACGCAGCTTATCAGCGGCGCCGGCACGACCGTCGCAACTTTCCGCGCAGAGTTTCCGGGCCAAAACTTTACGATTCCGAACACAATCACGATTCCCGTCACGATTGTTCTTGGAGTTGCGACCGTCAACAACCCGACGCTCTACACGACTCTCGGCATGAACGAAGAGTCGGACGCTGAACTCAAAGTTCGCCGTCAAAAATCCGTGTCGCTCGCGTCGCAAGGTTATCTCGCGGGGCTCTTGGCCGCCCTTGAGAACATCAATGGCGTGACGAGTGCTTTCGTTTACGAGAACAACACGTCGCTAACTGATTCCGATGGCGTGCCCGGTCACTCGATTTGGGTCATCGTTTCCGGAACCGGAACCGACGCCGAAATCGCCAACGCCATTTACTCGAAGCGAAACGCCGGTTGCGGCATGAAGGGCTCGACAACCTACACGGTCACGCAAGTTGACGGCTCGCCTTTTGTCGTTCGTTGGGACACGGTATTGCCCGAAAACCTTTTCATCGTTTTCCAAGTGTCGTCAATCAACGGCACGGACGTTCCGAACATCGCGGCGATTCGCCCCGGTCTCGTGTCGTCGTTCGTTCCCGGCGTGAACGAAGAAATCAACATCAATGGCCTTGCGACCGATGTCCAAGCAATCGACCCGAACTCTTTGGTGATGAACGCCGGCTTTAGCGACGGGCGCGAACAGACTCTCAACCTTTCGGGCGTTCCCGCAAGCGGAGTCTTCAAAGTCAACTACAACGGGAACGCTTCGGCCAACATCAATTGGAACGACAACCTCGCAACAATTGAATCAAAAATTCAAGCGATTCCGGGTCTCGGCGCCGCAACCGTTACCGGAAGCTTGGCGGGTCAACAACTCGTTGTAGACCTGTCCGGCATTGGCGGCGTGATTTCGACGCTTTTGACTATCACGGACAACACGCTTGAAACATCGGGACCGGCAGCTATCGACATCACACTCGACATCGACCCTCAACCGACTCTCACGCCTAGCACGAAGCAATACCAATTTGTTGTGAGTGAAGAAAACATCATCATCACACCAATGGAACTCTTGCCGGAAGCTTCGGTCGTCTTGACCGGCGGCTCTAAGCAACTTGCGGCCTACGGCGGTTATGGCGAGTACGTTTACAGCATCGACACGGACGGGTCGGGCGGAGCATCCGTTGATTCCAACGGTCTTTACACTGCCGGCCCGAATCCGGGTCTCGACATCGTGAAAGTGACCGACGCCCTCGGCAACACGGCAGTTGCGGAAGTGACGGTGACGTGATGAAAGGAATCGCTATTCGCGAACACATTGGAGTAGGAGACAAAGTTCAATTCAGTTCGTTGCCCGAAAATTATTTTCGGGCGACGGGCGAAAAACTTGTTGATGTTTCGAATTGTTGGATTTTCGACCACAACCCCTACGTTGAAAGAAATGCTTCGGCTTCGTCGGTGACGGAGCTTTGGAACTTTCCGCAGACTCGCCCTTGGGCGAACCCGCGAGCTTCCAAGAATGACCCGACCGTTTACCTTTCAAACGCCGAGGTCATCGCGGCAGCTTTTGGCGTGCCCGTTGTTTTGAATCGTCCGCGTCTTTACCGTTTCGAGAACTATCCGTTTGAGAAACGTGAAATGATTCTTTTTCATCCGTGCGGGCGAAGCCACGGGACTTTACCGGACCACATTATCGAGCACGTCTTGAACAAATACCGCCCGACGGGCCGGCTTTTTCAAGTAGGGCTCGAAACCGACCCCGATTTCGGCATTCCGAAAATCGAGACCAAGACCCTTTGGGACTTGGCCGAAGTTGTTTCTCGGGCTCGCATGTTCATTGGTGCCGATAGCGGCCCCTCTTGGATTGCGGCTTGTTATCCGGATGTCATCGTCAAAAAAGTGCGCATGAGAAAAGTGCATGGACAAAAAGAACTTAAAGACTGGGTTCCCCTTGAGATTGGAAACTTTCATTCACATTGGGACGACAGATTGTTCCAAATCTGCAACCCTACAGGAGACGACTTGGGAGCATTCCCGTCGTATAGACGCTTATGACGACACAAGAAATTATAAACTACTACGCGAATCTTTTGATTCTGCAATACCACGAAAAGCCAAAAGCGTTCGCAACTATTCAAACGCTCGTGGACCCCGTTGTCATGGACCAACTGCCGACGGAAGTTCAAAATGCGTTCGACATCAATACCGCCGAGGGGGTTCAACTCGACGTTATCGGTAAATACGTCGGCGTGTCTCGGACGGCCTACGACTTTAGCGGCCCGATTGTTTTGAGCGATGACGACTTCCGCACGATGATAAAAATTGGAATCATCAAAAACGGTTTCGGAAGCTCGCTTGCCGAGATTCAAGAACTCATTTGGCAGTTTTTCGAAGGCGCTCTTTTGGTTTTCGACTTTCAAAACATGCGCATGGGCTACTTCTTTGACTCGGCGGCGGGCAGTAGACCTCTTGCGGAAGTGTTTGTTCGAAGCAACTTTTTACCGAAGCCGATGGGCGTCCAGCTTGCGGCTTTGATTTACTCGAACAACATCGACAACTTTTTTGGGTTTCGAACTTATGACCTTCCGCCGTACAACACGACGGGGTTCAACGACTACGACGACTATCACTTAGATTCGCCGTGGCTTTCATACTTAAACGCAATTATTCCGTAAAGGGGAACTTATGGCAAAAATCACTCGAAAGAACATGAAAATTTTCGGCTCGAATGCCGGAGCACAACAACGAGGAGTCTTCGGAAGTCTCGCGGCGGGCGTTCCCGCCTATTCGACCGACCCCGAAGTCATTCAGTCTTTATCAAACTACGAAGACGGTTGGTTTGGTGCGGTCCTCGGGAACAATAGCCCGGCGATTCAGGACATGAACGCTTTGCAGTTTCTTTACGCCTATCAAATCGCCTACGGGTTCCAAGCCGGCGTTCCCGAATGGGACGACGCCACGACCTACTACGCGGGAAGCTTCGTCAACGATAGCGGCGTTCTTTACGTTTCGATTGCGGACGACAACCTAAACCACGCAGTTTCGGACGAGGCTTATTGGTCTCCTTATGGTGCCGCGCCGGTCGGGTCTATGCAAGACTACTTGGGCGCGACGGCCCCTCGTGGTTGGATTTTGGCTTCGGGCCTCACCATTGGTAACGCGGCTTCGGGCGCGACGGCTCGTGCGAACAACGACACACTTGCGCTCTTTACTCTTTTGTGGACCGACTACTCGGACTCTATTTTGCCGATTCAAACTTCGGCGGGCGGCGCTTCAACTCGCGGCGCTTCGGCGGCAGCGGATTGGGCGGCCAACAAGCGAATCACGTTGCCCGACTTGAGGGGCCGTGTTCGCGCCGGTAAAGACAACATGGGGGGCTCTGCGGCCAACCGTTTGACAAACACGACGATGACGCCGGACGGGGTTACTCTCGGGGCGACAGGCGGAGCGCAGACCCACACGTTAACTTCCGCGCAAATGCCTTCGCATACGCACGTTCAAAACTCCCACAACCACACGCAGAACTCGCACTACCATTTGGGCGGTTTGGTTTTTCAATGGAACTGGGGTCTTGCCTTTTACGGCACTACTACGGGCGTCGGAAGCGGAAACTACGTTTCGCCGGCTCCGACCGGGAACGATGCCCGTGCGGCCTTGAATACGAGCACGGTCACTGCGACCAACATCGCGCAAACTGCAACCAACCAAAATACGGGCGGCGACGGGGCGCACAACAACGTGCAACCGACCTTTATCACAAACGTCATCATCAAATTATAACAGAGAGGGCAAAATGCAAATTCATATTCATCCGGACAAACGAATCATCTTAAGAGAAGACGACGAAGTTCTTTTCAACGGGACTTTCCAAGAAACTGCCGAAGTCCTCGGCGCTCCGATTCCGTCTTTACCCGAAGGCGTGCGCGAAATTCAATTCGACACGGAAAGCCAAATCTTGGTTGGCTTCGGGAAAACGGGCCAACTTGATTCCGTCAACTACGACATGAGCGTTTTTGCGGACAACATTGAGTTGCTTCAAGTTGCCGGCGAAGAGAAGAAAAAGGCACTAGAAGAGGCAGCGATTTCGCCGGAACCGCCGGAACCCGTTCCCGACCACATGCCGGTAGTTCAAGAACCCGAGGGCGGTAATGCAACTTGAGAAACTATTCCCCATCGACAGTCAACACGGCATTTCGGGGCTACTAGCCTCGATTGCCGTTTTGCTCGCCCTTCACTTGGTGACTAGGGTCGGTTCTTTTCTTTGGGACATGAAAAAAGAAAAGGACAAACTATCGGAAAAAACTGTTCAAGACCTCGTTGCCGCCGTCGATGACAACACGAAAATGGTAGAGGACTTAGCAAGTGACTTGCGAAAGTTTGAAGCGGCAGTTGCGGAACTGCCAAAACTGAAATTAGATTTGAGAAGGCTTTTTGCCGCCACAAGAATCATTGCCGGCGACGAATGGCCCGAAATCCGTGACGAAATAATGCGTGACGAGTTCTAACACGAAAGGAAAACAAATGGATAAAAAGCTCGCAACTCTCTTATGGACTGCCCGTTGGGCGGTAAAGAACGGCAAAAGTGATTTGGCCTACGACGAAATCACCAATGCTTTGGAATATATCGGGGCCGAAAAACCTGCGGCAGTCGAAGAGCCGGACCGGCCTAGCAACCCCGTTCCCGACGATTTTTTGAAAGGCATCGAAGAGCCTGAATTTGTCGTCGTGAAGGGCGTAAAGTTCAAAGACCGTGGCGCCTACAAAACGCCCTCGGGCCGTTTCTCGGGTCTCGTCGTCCACTACACGGTTTCGGGCCGCAAGGCTTCGAGTGCTCGTGCGGTTGTGTCGTGGCTCGCGCAGCAAGGCTATGGTTGCATGACTATGGACGAAGACGGAAAGATTTATATTCCCGAAGACTTCGACATTTTCCGCGATTGGAACTACCACGCCGGCGTTTCGAAATGGGGAAGTGCTTCCGGCGTTTCGAACATTTTCGCGGGCATGGAGATTTGTTGTTGGGGTAAAGGCTCGAAAGAGGGTCCGTTCCGCGAATCAAAAGGCGAAGCGAACATCATTGCGGGTAAATACCAACAATATACCGAGGCGCAAGAAAAGTCGCTCATCAACTTTATTCTTTGGGCTCGAACAAAGAACCCCGAGTTTAAGCTTGAGAACGTCGTTGGACATGACGAGCTTCGCACTGCCGCCGGCAAACACGGCGACAAACAAGACCCCGGCGCGTCTTTATCAGTGACGATGCCCGAGTTTCGAAAATTGATTGAACAAAAAGAAAAAGCCCTTAAGGCTTAAAACAAAGGAGAAAAGAAAATGAAAAAGTTTTGTTCCATTATGATGTTGA